ATGCAAGATTGTACACGTTACTTCACCACATATAAGAACAATCCTTACTTAGAGAAATCAGTTGTATATGCTATTGAAGAATTAAAAAGTAGTAATCCTAAAGCTTGGTTAATATATGGACAAGGTCAGTATAGTGGTAACGATAGAGCTATATTCCAATTTGAACAATGTGAATGGGTGCCCGAAGATGCAGAGTTTGTATGTTGGGGGATTGATTGGGGATTTGCTCAAGATCCTACTGCCCTTGTAGCTATCTTTAAGAATGGCAATAATGTTTACTTAGTTGAATCCCTATATGAAAAAGGAATGGTTACTAAAGATATTGCTGACCATTTAAGAAAGTGTGTGAATGGTAGAGAAGAAATATATGCAGATAGTGCAGACCCAAGAATGATAGAGGAGTTATATAGAGAAGGATTTAATATAAAGCCGGTTACTAAAGGAAGGGATAGTATATCGTTTGGTATTCAGGTAATGCAAGGATATAAGATACACATACCTAAAACATGTCAGAATCTAATCAATGAGTTTTATTCTTACCAATGGAGTATGGATAAGCATCAGCATGTAACGGATAGACCTGAAGGAGGATTGGACCATTTAATAGATGCAGCTCGTTATGGGTTTATGATGAAGCTAAGTAATAAAGCTACAGCTGTTGGCAAGTATGTAATTAGAATAAGATAAAACAATATAAAAGGAATAATATGAAATTAGCAGAATTTTCGGAGCAAGATTTAAAAGACATTCAAATAGCCTTAGAGTGTAAGATGTACGAATTAGAACGTATAGAAACAAAAGAAAAGGGATTACCAGAAAAACAAAGAATGTTAAACCTATGTAATAAATTTAAAGCAATGCAACAAAGATGAAAAATAAAGAACAATATCTTACAATAGGTGAAGCACTAATCGGCGAAGAGCAAGTAATGGAAATGGCTAAATACATTAATCATTTAGAACAAGACAATGCTAAACTATTAGGAGAACTACAACAAACTAAATCTTACCTATCAGCTACAGTTCAACAAAGGAATTCAGCTGAAGCGAAGTTAAGAACATTGGTACAGCAACAACAAAACATAATTGATGTAAAACCGATTGTAACAAAAATTGCTTCAAATGTGGATTTAATTAACCCAGAACAATGGGCAGTGCCTGCTGGAAGGGTAATTACAACGCCAAAATCAAATAAACTATGAAAAAACAAATAAACATAACAGTACCTACGGATTGGTCAGCAGTAACGTTAAGACAATACCTTAAGCTATTGCAAGATTTAAAAACATATGGAGATACTGATGAAGGATATGCAGCAGCACTATTACACAATCTATGTAAGTTTCCACCTAAGTACTTATATAGTTTGGAAGCACCTGTGTTAGCTAAGATAAAGAATGATATAGTAGGGTTTATGAATAAAACTGATTTACCTCTACAAAGATTTATAATGATAGACGGTAAAGAATATGGATTTGAGCCTAACCTATCAAATATATCTTATGGAGCTTATTTGGACATTAGTAAATGGGATACGTTTCAAATAGATGATAACTGGGCAAAGATAATGAGCATACTATATAGACCTGTATTACATAAGACATCAGGCTTATATGAGATACAAACATATAGTGGGTATATAAATGAAGATAAGTTTTTAGATATACCAATGGATATTCACTTCGGAGCATTGTTTTTTTTTGTTCGTTTATTAACGGTCTTACCGAGCGCTACCCTGAATTGTTTGAAGGAGATCCCGGCAGTAGCTCCCCACATCAAATCAATTTTAGCAACAAGTGGAAAAACTATTCAGCCCTTATCCAACTCGCCGGAGGAGATATCCGCAATATTGATGAAATCACTGAGCTCCCATTAGAGAAGTGTTTATTGTTTTTAGCATATAATTCTGATTTAAATACATTACAAAATCTACTTCAAAAAGAGATTATGAATAAGAGGTAAACGTAATCCACTACTTTTGTTACATTGTTTGTTAAATAATTAAACCATAATTATATGCCAACACCAGCGTATTTACAAAGATTCAGTTCAACATCTGGAGTTTATATAGGACCAACACGAGGCAAATCCTCTCCAAAGAACAGCAGAAGAGCTTGTTTATGTTTACAAACCAATACATACAGCCGTAAGTGTTGTAATGGTGCTTTACAGCAACAGGGTATTGGTAACACACAATCTCCGCCTGTAACGCTTGGAGCATTTAGTGACGGATTTAGTGGTGGATTTAATGTATTAGGTTAAGAAAAAAATAATAACATATATGTCTCAATTAAATAAAACGCAATTACAGCAAGAAAACCAAAGTAGTTTCCCCAATAATAACAGTGGGTTTATTACTCCAACCCTATTAAGAGAATTCAATACTGATATGATTGATAGTTTGGTGACTGAAGGAACATTTAATTCTTTCTCACAATCCCTATCAGGCAGTATTGATGCATTAGAACTATGGAGTGCATCATTGGAAATTACATTTGTAACGCAAGATGAATTAACAGCAACACAATCTATACTACAAAATAATATAGATGGTAAGCTATTCACATCTTCATTCAATACATTCAGCTCATCCAACTCAGCTACATTTACTAATTACTCAGCATCAACTGCAGCGGTAATAGCAAGTATAGATGCGGTTAATGATACAATATTTGGACAGTACACTGCATCAACAAACCAATTTACTCAATCAATTAATACATACACTGCTTCACTTAATTTAAAAACCGGTTCATTCGCAACAACTGGTTCTAATAATTTTGTGGAAGGACAATCAATTAAAACTGCATTGTATGTAAATGATATCTTACCATCAGGTTCTATTGGTAGCAATACTAGATTACAAATATCAGCTAGTAGAGTTATCATTGCTTCTGAAACTGAAGCGTATGTAAGAGGAACTGGATTAATTGTAAGTGGTGGATTATTAACAACTCCTTCAATATCTGAGTATCAAACCAATGGTGGAATAAAGATTGTAGGTAAAGGATTACTTATTGATAATAGTTTAATAGTAACTGGTTCATTAACAGCTTCATTACCGGAAGGTTATGCATGGGTTGGTAATTCAAATAATAAATCTTCATTAGTACCAACATCATCATTCGCAGGTGGTGGAGGAACTGGAGCAGGATTCCCATTCACTGGTTCAGCTTTAATTACAGGCTCTTTAGGAATAACTGGTTCTTTAAGTGTGTTAGGTAAAAATCCAACACAAAGGTCTGGTTCATTCTCTGGTAGCTTAATTTCAAATATATTAGATACATACTCAGCTATATTACCTGCACAATATGTGGTAACAATAGATTCATCTTCATATGGTGATTTATTAGCTGCAGGTACGGCAGACCCTAATACATTATATTTTGTATCTGGTTCAGCAAATGGTACATCAGGTACTTCTGGAACTTCGGGTACATCAGGTACATCAGGTAATGGTGGAGATAAATACTCATCACAATCTACATCTTCAATATCAATAGGAAGTATAGGACAGAGTAGAACCATTAATATAACAGGATCTTTACAATGGACGGTAGGACAAGGTGTGATAGCAGCTTATGATGCTACTAATAAAATGAAAGGTACAGTAACTTCATATAATCCATCAACGGGTGTTATGAATTTTATAATAGATGTACCAACCGGAACGGGTACATATTCAGTTTGGAGTGTAAACTCTGAAGGAGCAGCAGGACAATCAGGTACTTCAGGTACATCTGGAACGTCTGGCACTTCGGGTACTTCAGGTATCAATGGAACATCTGGAACATCAGGTTCTTCTGGTACTTCAGGCAGTTCAGGTACATCAGGCTCAAGCGGACAAGATGGACATGATGGTGTAGACGGAACATCCGGTACTTCGGGTACAAATGGTTCGTCTGGTAGTAATGGTACATCCGGCACTTCAGGCAGCTCAGGTACATCAGGAACTTCTGGAGCAGACGGTACATTCTTTGGTACATCAGGTACTTCTGGAACTTCTGGAACTTCAGGTTCGGATGGAACTAGTGGAGTAAATGGTACATCAGGTACTTCTGGTACAAGCGGAACAAGCGGCACTTCTGGAAGTTCTGGAACATCGGGTACGTCTGGCACTAGCGGAGTAAATGGTACTTCAGGTTCATCAGGAACATCTGGTACTTCAGGTACATCTGGAACTTCAGGTACTTCTGGATTAACAGGTACATCTGGAACAAGTGGTGTGAATGGTACGAGCGGTATAAACGGAGCAGATGGAACTAGTGGAGTAAATGGAACTAGTGGAGTAAATGGAACTTCGGGTACATCAGGTGTAAGTGGAGCTAATGGTTCAAA